ATAACCCCTGGCCTGACGGTTACACGATCAACAAAAGGTCGCCCTACGGAATGCGAAAACACCCCATTACGGGTCAAATGCGTATGCACACGGGAGTAGACGTTGGCGGAACTTTTCCCGTTACTGTCGCAGCAGATGGCACAGTTGTTCACATTGGGTGGGCGCCTAGAGGCGGTGGCCACACAGTTGTTATCAATCATGGCGACATTCACACTGCATATTTTCATGGACGTGAAGCAACACGCCTGAAGCGTGGCCAAAAAGTACGTGCAGGAGATTTTATTTACACCAGTGGAGCAACAGGCATAGCCACAGGCCCTCACCTACATTTTGAGGTGCGACGTGGACGTGACCAATCCACGCACACTGACCCCGTACCTTATTTGCCGGGAGGAACACCAGTGCCACCCGAACCAACCAAACTTGTTGAAGACGGAATTCTTGGCAGAAAAACATGGTCCGCCGTACAAACCGTTCTTAAAGAAAAAGGATTTTACACAGGACGAATCGACGGCATAGCAGGACGGCAAACTATAACCGCCCTACAGAAAGCCCTCAATGCAAACGCCCTCTAACCTTCGCTGGCGACACCGACGCAGACTCGTTTACGCAGGATTCTTCCTCGGCGTATTTATGATCCTGTTTGGTTTGGGAACATTCTGGTGGGACAGAGCAGTATCTGTTGAAGCAATCGTTTCAGGAACCGCTATCATTGTAGTGCTGATGACTGCGTACACTGCTGGGGCAACCTACGATGACGCAAAACACATGATGGAGGACTACCATGAATGAAGTATTTGATAAAGGTTTTTGGAGCATGGAGAAGCGTGCATGGTTGTACAGGATTGCGGTTGCTGGAGTCCCGCTGCTTGTTGCGATAGGAACTGTGACCGGGGACATGGCGCAACTTATTCTGAATGTCATTGCTGCTGTGCTCGGTGTTGGTGCGGGCGGGATGGCTTTGAGCAACCTGACCCCTGACAATGTGATTAAGGTTGGGCTTGAGATAGAGAATCCTGAGGAATAAGAAAAGCCCCCTTGCGGGGGCTTTTCTGTTATTGACAGCTATCGCACATTTCAGCCAAAGCCGGGTCGACGGGACATGCGTAGCCGTTTGTTAACTCAAATTCCATTATTTTCTCTTTCTTACGCTAAACTTCTTGGATGGGAACGGACATGAAGATACTATTTTTAGACATCGAAACATCGCCCAACCTGGCGCACGTTTGGGGCCTCTGGCAACAAAACGTGGCGATCAACCAACTGGTTAACTCAACGGAAGTAATTTGTTTCGGCGCTCGTTGGTATGGTCAACGTAAAGTCCATTTTAGCTCAGTCCACCACGACGGCAAAGCCGAAATGCTTAAAGCTATACATGAGCTTTTAGATGAAGCCGATGCTGTCGTGGGGTGGAATTCGGCAGCGTTCGACATGAAACATTTGCGTCGAGAATTCATCGAAAACGACATGCTACCCCCATCACCCAGCAAAGACATTGACCTGATGAAGGTCGCCCGACAACAGTTCAAATTTCCGTCAAACAAACTAGATTATGTGTCACAAAAACTTGGTGTCGGCCAAAAAATAAAACACAGCGGTTTTGAACTGTGGATTAACTGTATGGCTGGGGACGACAAAGCGTGGCGGGAAATGAAAAAATACCAAATCCAAGACGTAAACCTACTCGTGGATTTGTACGAAAAATTCTTGCCATGGATTAAAACCCACCCGCCACACATTTCCGAAGGCTTGTCCTGCACCCACTGTGGTTCAGGTCACTTGCAAGCTCGTGGGCTTTCCAGAACTACCACAGCCGTCTACCAGCGGTACCAATGCCAAGGTTGTGGTAAATGGTTGCGTGAGAATAAAACACTCCTAAGCAGTAAAATTAGACCAGACAACTAGGAGACACCATGAGCATGTTCAACGCTTCAGACATTTCTGACCTGTCGGACAACCCACAGGGCGGGTTTCTGCAAGACGAAAACCCGAAACCGCCAGCAGAAATTGTTGACGACTTTCACACAAACAGTGACGTAGATTCTCGTGCAGAATCACAACACCACACCCTTGGCCCCCAGCCGACACAAGCATCGCCCGGTGACCACACCCACGACGGCGGTGACTCCCGGTTACTGCTTGAAGGAGTTGTATTGTCTGGGTCACGTGATTCGGATGCGTGGCGACTGGCAGTAAATGCTATCCTTGTACGTCTCGGCGCAACAGATCAGACAACGATTTAATGCCTGCTAAGCAGAAAAACTTTACAGCCAATGAGCTGTTACAAATCGCTGTTGCCGAATTGGATCAAAGTATCCACAAACCCAACATTTTGAATTACGGCGAAAAGGATTATCCTGAACAACTTCGATTTCACAAATCTAAAGCACGTGGTCGCTTTATTTCAGGCGGCAACCGCGGAGGAAAGTGCATCCTCGAAGGAACTTTGGTTCAAATGGCTGACGGCAGTGTTAAAGCTATCGAATCTATTGTCCCCGGTGAGTATGTTATTGCACCTGACGGGTCGGCTACTAAAGTAATTGAAGTTTGGGACAAGGGACTACAACCTGTTAATCATTACCGTGTTGGCAGGTATCAGGATGTGTCGGATGTTTTTGTTACCGAGAATCACAAGTTTTGGTCGGCCAAGGAAAGCCACGGCAAACTGAAAGAGTTTGAGCGTCACCCGATTAAAGAGTTGATTAGCAAAAAAGGTAAGCATAAAATTATGCGATCCCAAGGAACTGAGCTTGGTGGGGTGCGCGAAGAGCGGGCTTTGTTACTTGGTTTAATGCTGGGCGACGGGCATTTTGGCCCACGTTGGGCAAGTAATTTGCAATTTACTTGCGCTGACCCCGAAGTAATTGCAGACCTGCCTGGCATTTTTGTGAAAAGGGCTACGCCTATCCAGTACGGTTTGGCGGATAAAGATTCTTGGAACGAATGGCTTGTGGAGCTGGGGTTGCGGAACACGCGATCTGCAACAAAATTTATTCCCGAAATTGTGTGGTCATGGGATGAGCAGAGCATTGCCGCGCTTATTGCGGGGCTTGCGGTAACCGACGGCTCCTGGTGGAAATCTAACAAGGGCGAGTACCATTTTAGTTACTCGTCTATCTCACAACAATTAGCCGAAGACTTCCGACACTACGCAGGAATCAGATTAGGTATTTGGGGTTCAACGCTTCGCAAAGACAAGCGGGGCAACTATGTGCTCACGTATAGCACTAGGGAGGCTTTGCAGAAACTATCGGAACTTCCTTTGGTTGGCCGTAAAAAGCATGTTGCTAAAACTTTTGTACCTAAAAAGAATTCTTACTCTAGCCACGTATCCGTTAAGTCTTACCGTGAGCTTGGTCTTCAACAAACCTACGACCTGTCGGTAGAGCACGAATCACACTGCTTTATGCTGGCTAATGGTATTTTCACGTCGAACACTGACGCTGAAGTGGTCGAGTCTATTTGGTGGGCTACAAACACTCACCCATACCTTGAACGACCTGCTCACTGGGGTAGTGGACCGCTTCAATTAAGGTTTGTTGTTGTCGATGTTGCTAAGGGTATTGAGCAAATTATTTTGCCGAAAATGAAACGGTGGATTCCCCGTTCGTACCTTGTCGATGGTGATTGGTCAAAAAGTTGGGACGCAACCAACTATATTCTTACGTTTGAAAACGGGTCGACGATTGACTTTGTGACGTGGGGTATGGACATGATGAAACTGGGTGGTGTGCCTCGTCATGCAATTTTCTTTGACGAGGAACCACCACAGCATTTGTTTAACGAGTCTATGATGCGTCTTATTGACTACAACGGGTTTTGGGTGATTGCTGCTACTCCGACGAAGGGTATGGGGTGGACGTATGATTTGTTGTGGGAGCCAGCCCAGGAGGGCAAAATTGAAGACATTGATACGTTTACTTTGTCGGCTGAGCAGAACCCGTACATTGAGGCTGACGATGATGACATGAATTTTTATATGGTGGGTATGGATAAGGAGGAGAGGGAGATTCGTGAAAAGGGTAGTTTTGTGGCCCGTAGTGGTCTTGTGTTTCCTGGTTTTGCTCAAAACATTGAACAGTATTTAGTTGATTTTAACCCGTCTGATGTGCCACCGAACTGGTCTGTTTATGCTTCTGTCGACCATGGTTTGAATAACCCGACAGCATGGTTGTGGCATGCGGTGTCTCCTAAGGGTGACATTGTGACGTTTGCGGAACACTACCAGTCAAATATGGTTGTGTCGGAGCATGCCAATGTGGTGAAGGAACGGGAGAAGTCGTGGGGGCGTAACCCGGAAGATATTGAACGTATGGGGGATCCTGCGATGCGTCAACGCAATGGGGTCACTGGGACTAGCATTATTCAAGAGTATGCGCTTAACGGGGTGTATGTGAACGTTGAGGGTATTCCCCACGATGTGATGGTGGGTATTGAAAAGATGCAAGCGTATTTTCGTATTCGTGGGGATAGTCATTGGGGGCCTGACCGACCTAAGTGGGTTATTTCTCGTAATTGTCCTAACTTTATTCGAGAATTAAAAAAACTTAGATGGGCGACGTACAGTTCCGACAAGATGGCGTATGACACAAATAAGCAGGAAGTTGTGCACAAAAAAGACGACCACGCTTTCGACAGTGCCCGATATTTTGCAACAACTAGACCAGATTTGACACCGTATATTGACAGGTTGGCTACCAAAGACAAGCCAACTACGCTAAGCTATGAGGAGATGTGGTTAAAGTTACGCGAAGACCCCAGTGTCGAATTCGCTGACGACCAACCAGACCCAGAGGACGGCCCTTTGTGGATAACGAAAGTAGATTACGGAGAATACTATGAGCAGCCGGTTTAATGTAGTACAGGCTCCCCCGAGGGAACCAGGCCACTGCTGGATTACCAAAACATCCATTGGCCCTTTTGTTGACACTGGTATTGATTTAAGTATCGACAAAATTGACCGTGGCCGAATCTACATTTCAGTAGATGCTTTACGTGAAATGGCTCAGGTGGCTGGGTTGTTTGACGAAAAAGAACCCGTAACTGTCGAACTAAAGCGCAAGCAATGGTACGACCAAGGTTACAACGATGCAATGAAGGAGATGTCAAATGATGCTGTCAGTCGTTTTATTGAGCACACTAGCCGTAATCTTGTTGGCATTGCTGGTAATACAGCAATGGTGGAACCAGCAAGCAATTTCACGTCTGCTGGAGCAGCAGTCGCAAGTGTTGAAAGCGCAGCAACAGGAACACCAGAAAGCTTTGAAGACGATGGCGGACTTGAATTCGAAGGCGCAAGCGTTGGTAGCGTCGAGCGATCCGTTGGCGTTTCAACAGATTCAAGCGATAACGACCAGTACCGACTATAGTGGATATAGTGACTATGACCCGTCGGACGAGGCAGAAGTCGATAGAATTGTAAAACGCAACCCTAACCTTGGTGCAGGAGAAGACATAGATGGCCGAGAAGCCCGACAGCTATTTGCAGAGATCACTGGGGTCGACCCAGAATTCTACGGTAACTAATTTACCTGAGGACGGGCTTGACCTTGAAAAGTTTCGTGAAACTAAAGAGGGCCAACAGCTTGTAGCGTGGGTGCAGTCTGAGTGGCAGAAAGCTAAGACTGCACGCACGCAAAAGCAGTTGCAGTGGTTTCACAACATGGCCATGTTTTATGGTCACCAGTGGGTAGAGCAGACTCGCGGTAGGTTCCCTGAGGACTACCGCGATAAGCTGTTTACGCCTCGGAAACCGTACTATCATCAGCGGAAGACGATTAACCGTACTCGGTCTTATGTGCGGTGGGAAATGTCGAAACTGTTGTCTTCTTTCCCGACTGCTCAAGCGATTCCTGCATCAAGTGAGGATGAAGACCAGAGGGCTGCGTTTGCTGCTGAGCAGGCGTGGACTTCGATTAGTGAGTCGAAGAAGCTTCGGTATCACATGTCTCGTGCCATGTGGTGGACGATTATTACAGGTAACGGGTTTATCAAAACTCATTGGGACCCGTACTGCAAGGACAAAGTGTCGGGTCAGATGGGTGACATCAAGTTTGGTCATGTCACTCCGTTTCACCTTTTTGTGCCGGATATTCGTGAGCAGGATATTGAAGACCAGCCGTTTGTGATTAACGCTTACACGAAAACGGTGGAGTGGGCTGAATACTATTTCGCTAAAGAGCTTGGCAACATTAAGTTGTCTCCGTCGACTTCTGCTGCGAATCAGATTATTGACGAAGCTTATTTGAACTTGGGGAACAGTAAAGCTCCCGATAGTGTGATTGTTTATGAGACATGGGTGAAGCCTGGGGCACACAAGTTGTTGCCTGAGGGTGGCGTGATTATCACTATTGATGACGTGTTGGTTGCGTTGTACCGTGATGGTTTCCCGTACCAGCATGGCATGTACCCGTTCACTAAGTTTGAGCACATTCCGACAGCTACTTTTTATGCTGATAGTCCGATTGTGGACCTGTCGCAGTTGCAGAAAGAATACAACCAGTTGCGGTCTGAGATTGCTGAGGCTGGGCGTAGGATGGCGAAACCACAGTTGATTGCCCCGATGGGGTCGATTGTGCCGTCTAAGATTACTAACGAACCAGGTTTGGTGATTCAGTACAAGCCGGGTATGGCTGCCCCACAGCCGTTGCCTTTGCAACCGTTGCCCCAGTATTACTTGGACCAACAGGACCGTGTGTTGAATGACTGGATTGACATTTCTGGTGAACGTGAAGTGTCTCGTGGTGACACGCCTCCCGGTGTGACTTCCGGTACTGCTATTTCTTATTTGCAGGAAGCATCCAACCAGTATTTGACTCCCCAGTTCCAAAGCTTGGAGCAGGGTATTGAGAAGATTGCTACGAGCACGATTGAGTTGTTTGTGCAATATGTTGACATTCCTCGTAAGATTCGCACTGTCGGAGCAGATGGGGCGTTCGACACAATGCTTCTCAAGGGTGCTGACGTAGCTTCTGGTACTGACATTCGTGTGGAACCGGGTTCGTCGTTTGCTAAGTCGAAAGCTGCTCAAGAGGCACGTGTGATGGACATGTTTGCTGTAGGCATTATTGACCAGCCGACAGCTTTGAAGATGCTTGAGGTTGGTGGTGTGCAGAAAATTATGGACAGTCTTAGTGTGGCTGAACGTAAGGCACAGCGTGAAAACATCAAGATGAAGATGTTGACTCCTCAAGACATTGAGATGGCCCGTCAGGAAGCCATTGAGGAAATTATGTCGCAGATTCCTCCGGAGGCTATGGAAGACCCGCAGATCATGGATGAGATTCAAAACATGCCTGCACCGTCTTTGATTCCTGTCGATGATTTTGACATGCACGAGATTCACATTGAGACACACAACAAGTTCCGTATGTCACAAGAGTATGAGATTCTGCCTGAAGAAGTTAAAGACCAATTTGCCCAACATGTGGCAGAACATGAGAGAATTATTCAGCAGAAACAACTCATGCAGTTCTTGGAGCAAATTCCGGGGGACGGTTCGGAAGAGGGCGGCGCTCCTTTAGGCGGAGATAGCATGGATGTAACAATTCCGGACCAAGGCATGATGGGTCCGGGAGCAGGAATGGCTCCAAATGGGGCTGTTCCAGACATGACACCCGAACTATAAGGAGTTAAGATGCCCGCGTTTGATATTGTTGCGGACACTCAGCCTCAACAGTTTCCCCGTGTGACTCGTCACATTGGTCGGCCAACTGTTGCCGAGTTGAGGACAGCGCTTCAAACAAAAGATAACGTCACATACACAAACAAGGTTGTCAACGACATGACCTACGATGACTTGGTGTATGCGCTTCAGGTTACCCCTGACCCAATTATCTAAGACTAATAGTCTTCTACACAAAACATAATTAAATACAGTAAGATAGATACCGACAGCTAGGGCCACACTGGGTGGTACGGCGATAAGGAGTATGAAATGGACGAAACTACAGGTACAGAGATTGATGCTTCGACGGAAGCTCCAGAATCTTCAGGGCCGGTAGAGACAGCGGAAGCACCTGCTGAATCTACATCATCAGGGAATCCCGCTTGGGAATCCGTTCGTACAAAACTAGATCCCATCAGCTTTCGAGCTATTGAGGATGAGCTAAAAAACTGGGACAAGCAGGCAGAATCACGTATTTCGTCTCTTAACCAGCAACTCAAGTCCTATTCGGAGTTGGGTTCGCCAGAACAGTTGCAAAACTATGTGGCGATTGCTCAAAAGCTTGACACAGAACCTGAAGTTATTTATCAGGCACTGGGCGAGTTCCTTAAGCAGAATGGTCGGATGCCGCAAACAGAGCAAGAACTCCAGGAGGCGGTTGACGAGCAGGAAGAAGGCCAAGAGGATGTCATTGATCCTCGCTTAGCTCAACTTGAGCAACAGCAGGAACAGATGCGCCAGTTCCTTGAACAACAGGAAATGATGCGTATCCAGCAGGAAGCTGATGCTTCTCTTGAAAATGAGATCGCAGAACTCAAGGCAGCACAGCCTGACTTTACCGAGGACGACATTAAAGAAATTTTGATGAGGGCCGCGTTCCAGCTTCAGTCTGGTAACAAGGCAGTGAAGTTGGCGGATGTTGCGAACGAGTATCTGGAAAAAACAGTTAACCGAATTCGCGCAGTACCGCGCCCAGGAGATTCGGCCCCAAGACTACTTCCAACTTCTGGTGGTGTCCCTGGTGGACAACAGCAGCAGTCGCTTGGGAAGATGTCCCGTGATGATATTCAAAACTTTATTGCGGCTTCTCTCCAGCAGGGTAGGTAAGGGACAGTTCTCCTTAACTATTTGAAAGGAAATATCAATGCCTGCATCTCTTGCAACCATTGAGTCTTACCTCAAGGAGGTGTACCAGGGTCGCATCCGCGAACAGCTCAACGACGAAATCGTTGCTCTGCGTCGTATTACCCGTAGCGGTTCTGGAGTCACCAACGAAACTGGTGGTAAGTATGTTACGTTCCCGATCCACACCCGCCGCAACTCGGGTATTGGTTCGCGTTACGAATCTGAAGCTCTGCCGACTCCTGGTCAGCAGGGCCACGCCGCTGCACGCATCGGGCTGAAATATGCTTACGGTGGTGTGCAGTTGACTGGTCAGGCTATCAGCCTGTCGGACACCGACGCTAAGGCTTTTGCTAAAGCGCTTGACACTGAAATTGAGGGTCTGAAGAACGACCTGAAGAAGGACATGAACCGTCAGGTTTATGGTACTGGTAACGGTGCGATTGCCGTTGTGACTGGTGCTAACACTGGTGCTGTTGTGCCGGTTGCTGACGCTCGTTACTTCCAGATCGGTATGGTGGTTGACACCCAGACTGGTACGACTGTTGACAACACCGGATTGGTTGTTGCTTCTGTTGACCTTACTCCTGGTGCAAACACTGTGACCTTCACTACCACTCCTTCCACCGCTACTGCCGCTGCGGACATTATTGTTCGTAAGGGTTCTGGTGTTGGTACTGGTGGTAACCGTGAAATCACTGGTTTCGCTGCCATCATCGATGACTCGGGCGTGTTGTACAACATTGACCCGTCGACTGAGCCTGAGTGGAAAGCTACTGTTAACTCTAACGGTGGTACTCCTCGCGCCCTGTCGGAAGCGATGATGATCAAGATGGTTGACGACATTCGGATTAAGGGTGGTTCTACCTCTCTGATTCTTCAGTCGCTTGGTGTGCGTCGTGCATACTTCAACCTTCTTTCCCAGTTGCGTCAGACTGTGAACACTCAGGAATTTACTGGTGGGTTCACTGGTCTTGCGTTCACCACTGACCGGGGTGAAATTCCTGTCGTGGCTGACCCTGACGCTCCGATTGGAAAGCAGTGGTTCATCAACGAGGACAACATCACGATGTACCGTGATGAGGACTGGCACTTCCTTGACCGTGATGGGTCAATGTGGAAGCAGGTTCGGGACTCGAACGGTGACTACGACGCATACTACGCTCGTATGGTTGAATACCACGAGCTTGGTACTGACCGTCGTAACAGCCACGGTGTGATTGAGGACCTTATCGAAGCTTAGGCTTCGTTCTCAGTGGCCCGTCCCCTATAATGTTAGGGGGCGGGCCATTACCCTTTGGAGATGCTATGGAATTTCAATACCCGTTCTATGCAACAAGCACAGAGCTTCCTGATGGTTTGTCGTTGGATGATTATCGTCACGAGTTTTACCGCAATAACCGGTACATGGGTATCAACCGTGAATACCAAATTCAGGGTGGTACTGCGGGTACTCAGCCGACGTTTACTGGTGACCCGTTGTTTTCTGGGCATTATGTGATTTTGGGCAACACAATTTATTTTGATGCTCAAATTGATTTTGACAACATTACGTCGTTTGGTACTGGTCAGTATTACATCACTCTTCCGTTCCCTTCTCGATACGGAAAAATGTTTAGAGAGGGTTGTTTACACGACAACGACACGGGAGTGGAGTATCACATTAGTGGTCATGTGGATGCGGGTTCTGACGAGTTGTGGTTGTTTACGACAGATGTTACGGGTCAAAGGGTGAGTGATTTCCCGTTTGAGCAGGGTGAACCTGTCACGTTGACGACAGCGGACAGTTTTCACATTTCGGGAATGTATATTGTTGACGACCAGCCGTAGGAGCAAGCGTGGAAAATAAGTTTCTTTTTTACCAGGCAGCGTCTCAGCTTCCGGATGGTTTGAGTCTTGCCGATTACGAGTACCGTTTTTATGCGGACAATGCTGGCAAGGAAATCCTTACTGTTGAGCTTGAAAACCTTGCCGACGATGACGTTATTGCTTACGACAGTGCGGGAAACAAGTGGGTCAATAAAGCTGGCGGAACTGTCGGACCTGTCGGACCTGTCGGACCTGCTGGTGATTCTGCCTACCAGGTTGCTGTAGACAACGGGTTTGTTGGTGACGAAACCGCTTGGCTGGCTTCCCTTGTTGGGCCTCAGGGTATTCAGGGTATTCAGGGTGTGCCTGGCGAGAAAGGTGACAAAGGAGATAAGGGCGACCAAGGTGACCAGGGTATTCAAGGTATCCAGGGTATCCAAGGTATTCAAGGTGTTCCAGGTGAAAAAGGTGACAAAGGCGACAAAGGTGACCAAGGAGATCCTGGTGTTGTTGCAGCAACTGCGCCTCTCGCATACGACGCTCCCACACAAACAGTTAGTTTGGGGGCAGTAACGTGGGGGCAGTTAGCGGGCATTTAGGCTAAAATTTACATATGTTTAGCACATTAGGACAATCAGCCCAGGTATACAACGCAGAACTTGGTGAATTCGTTAGCGAAGACCACCAACATTTGGCAGAAATACTTAAAGACCTTAAACCCACATACAACCTGGTGTACATCCCTAAGAAAGATCGGGTCACACCAGAAGAGCAACAAAAACCGTGGGCTATTTTGGACAAACCAGATAACCAACGTGAATATATTGTCCGCACTTTGTCTGACGAGGAAATGAAAGAACCGCACAAAATTATTGCGTGGCTGTTCGATGGTGACATTGTGCGTCACGGGGCAGAGAATGTGTTTCGTCGAATCGAGAACGAAGAAAAAGCAAAACAGTTGTTGGAATTTAAAAGACGTGAAGACGAATTAGAAGATATGATTGACTATGCGGACTTCTTGTTTACTGGTGGGCGGGAGAAGAAGCACACGATTAGTCACAATGGAAGGAAGTTTGAGCGATGAGCTACGGCCCGCCCACTAAAACAGTTGGAGACGTTTACAACTATGTGAAACGTGTCTTTGGTGATGAGGCGGGCGTTCAGCTTTCTAATGCTGACATTGTTCGGTGGATTAACGAAGCACAACATGACATCAACATTGTCAACAAAGCGCTGCAAGCAACCGCAACAACTCCTCTTGTGGCCGGTCAGACAGATTACACCCTGTCGGGTATTACTCCAGCAATCTATGAAATCAATAGTCTTTTAATTGATGGTCGCAGGATTGGTAATATCCCGATTGCTCAGGCTGAGGAATCTATTTCTTTGGCAGATCCTGAGGGCAGTGAGAATGGTGCCCCACAGTTTTGGTATGAGTGGGCTAATACGATTAAGTTTTGGCCAAAACCAACTGCTGGCGGAACGATTGAGATTCGGTATATTGCAGAACCCGCCGAAGTGACAACAAACAGTTCTGATTTGTTGTCTCTTCGTGACGAGTTTTTTACTGACATTGTGAACTATGTGTTGAAGAATGCTTACGAAATGGACGAAAACCCTGAGATGATGCAGATGAAAGCTCAGGAGTTTCAGCAAAGCATTGCAGAGCGTGGTGAAAAAGAAACTAACGCACAACACATGACTTACCCGACGATGACGGTTTACGAGCTTTACTAGGAGTGGTCCATGCCAGGTCAGGCTATCCAGGTAGGCCCATTTATTGGTGGGCTGAACACGTTCAGTGACCCTTCTGCTATTGCCGACAACGAGTTGGCTGTATGTGAAAACTTTGAACTCGACTTGGACGGTTCTCTAAAATCTCGCCCACCTATTGAAGATTTGGGCGTGTCGTTTCCGTTAGATATTTCTGGTGGAAACATCAACATTCTTGGATACTTTTACGAAGCAACAGGACAATCTTATTTGCTTGCAAGCGACGGAGTTTCCTCCACATATTCTTTTAATGGAACAAACTGGACTCTCGTCACTAACGCCCTTTCTGCTGCAGGGTTCGCCCAATTCGATGACAAAGCATGGCTGACCGCCCCTGTCGGATCAAGTGCTGACGGAGGTTATTGGACACCTTCTGGCGGGTTTACAGTTGATTCCGACATGCCCAAAGGCGAAGTCATTACCGTGTTCAAAGACAGGTTGTGGATTGCGGAAGGTAAAAACTCAACCAACCAAGGAACTAGGTTGTACCGTTCTCGTACTGTTGCCGACCCAGCCCTATGGCCTACTGTGACAGATTTTGTTGACATTGGTTCTGGTGACGGTCAAAACATTGTCAACCTTGCCGTATACTTCAACACGTTGCTTATTTTCCGCACCAACTCTATTTTTGGTTTGCAGTATGCGACGGACCCAGCAGCAGCTGTTGTTGCGTTGGTTGTTCCCAACGTGGGATTGAACTCTAAAGATGCTTTAGATTCGTTTGAAAGTTTCATTTACTTCATGTATGAAGACAAAGCATACGAGTTTACTAACAACCGGGCTGCCCAAATCAACGTGAAAGTTCCTTTCAAGTCGACCACAACAGCAAACATTTATTTGCCTTACGCTGTGTCGGAGTTTAACCGACGGGTTATCTTTACCTATTTTGACCAGCTATACGTGTATAGCCTTCGTACAAGAACGTGGACGACGTGGAAATCTAACGTGTACGGAGCTATTGGAAAGATTGTTAAACAGGAAACAGCTACCGACACTGCGGTTGCTGTGACGCACAGATCTGCCGAGGTTCCTGTAACAGGTAGTGCGAGAACTGCTCCTACATTGAAAATTACTGACGCGGTTACTTCTGTCACTGAGCAAATGACGTGTATTGCTCAAACCAAAATTTTTAACTACCAGGCCAGTTCAGTGTACAAACGTTTGTTCTGGTGGGGTATTGATGCAAACTTTAAGCAAACTGTGGAGGGGTTGGCGTTTCCTATTACGTACAACTTTCAAACAAAATGGTCTGACCTGCTTCCCAAAACGTGGGGTGACGTATTACCGTTCTTCTGGATTAACCCCCTGTCGGACCCGCCATTTGTCGAGTCAGACGTAAACGTGTCCACTGACCCGTTGGGAAGAAAGTTCATTAAGTTTTTTAAAAGCCTCCGGTTTAGACAAATTTATTACCGTCTTCAATTCCCGACAGATGGTTCCTCAACGTCTGCTCCGGTAAGATTGTTTTCATTGATGACTTATGTAAGTCCGAAAGAAACAGTGTCCACCACTATTAGCTAACTAAAAGGAGTTAGGGTAAACTTACTATGAATCGTATTCGTATGCAGTTCAGCGCACCTCCCCAAGCAGGTGGTGGGTTCAACCCATACGCTGCGGGGAAAAAACATTACGGTAGCGGTAGGCCGATGCCTACCACGGGGCGGGTTAAAGATAAAGTCGGTTATGGATTGAGAGACGGTAAAGCTGCAGCTCGTCGTGACGCGATGATTCGCAGGCTTGGAGGTATGAATAATGCGTAGAGGATACGGTTCGCAGGGTAATCGTCTTGCGCCTCAACGTGATGAGATGGATACTCGTCGGGATTTGGAAGAGGAGAAGAAGCGTGCTCGTGAGGCTGCGATGATGCGCCGTATTTCTTCGCGTCCTGGAGGTGGCTACTAATGCCTTACAGTCATCAAATTAAAGCTTTAGAAGCTGCGAAAGCACGTTCTAGTCAGCCTCGCGCTACAGCCGACACGTTAGAACGTAACCCACAAATTCGTGCACAAGTTTTAGGTACGACAACTGGGGGACGCGATAACCCCCCTCCACCTCCTAGTGGGGACACTCCTAGTA